CATAATCATATCATCATACATTATTATAAGTCTGATTTCTCTCTCTATTCTATCATCTGTTTCCCACATCTACCTTAATATTACTAAGTAAAAACTCCTCTAACTTATCTTCATCACATAAGGCACTCTCTATAACTCGGTATTGGTAATCTGTTTCATTATAACTTCATATAACACTATAATATATTACCTCATCTCAACTCCAACTATCTGTGTCTTTTACTTTTTTCTTTTTTGTTATCCAATCTCATCTTCCTACCATTCCATTCTCACATACAAATTGCCATAGTCAGCTTTCTTTACTTACGAATTCTCTTATATTATAATTTCAAGTATAATAATCTCATCTATCTGCTAGAAAATGGTACACATCAACTTTATCAAAGCTAACAAAATCATTATGTCATCGTGGTTTCCACCCTTTCTCTATCAAGCTATTCAATAGCTGTTCTAATTTGTTTTCCATAGGTATAAAGTAATAATATAAATCTGATTAACTAAAATAGTTAATACCATCAATAATAAATTGGACTATACTTCACAATAATGCACACCATCATCAAAGTATTCCACCAAATATAATCATACCATATAATAGGTCAGATTTCTTTTCTTTCTTTTCCATTTCGCTCAAATAAATAAAATAAATAATAAATAAGTCTGACTATTTATCTTCTCCACTTAATACATCTAAAAGAGCCATCCACATAAATGTAATTGGTAGGATAATTCAACACACTATCCAAAAAACAATTCATTTTGGCTCAGTTTTCTTAGTTGGTATTCAATTATCCTCTTTATAATACTTATAACCAATTAAATATCATATCATTATTATTTGTATAGTTATTCGTGTTATCATTTCCTTGTGGTAATAAAATAAATAATAAGTCTGATTAAATCTCTCATATATCTTTAAGCTCTTGTAGTGTATCTTCTTCCATTAGCTCTCAATATTCATTAAAGCTCGCATATCCTCACTTAACTAATTTTCATTCATCTTCTCACATAGAATGCTCATACTGTTTCTTATACCATTCTAATTCTTCTCTCAGCTTTTTATTTTCTTCTTCTAATTTTATGTTCTTATTCACAATATCTTCTACTGTTGCTAAATCATTTTCCTTATCTACAAACCATTCATAGTAGGCCATTAACTTTTCTTCTCTACTCTTTAATCTATCATATTCAGATTTTTCTATTTCTATTTTCATTTCTCTCCATAGGTAAATAATATAAAAGTCTGATTAATCTGTATATTAAAATACTTGTGTAATATTTAATAAATCTATAATTGTTTCAGTATCAGTTTCCTCTATTATCCACTCCATAACTTCTCTAAATAGTTCTTGATGGCTTTTTACTATAAAATTCCTCTGCATTATGCTATAATGAGGCTCTAGTCTTTTATTCATCTTATCTCTTTGTAATGTAACTACAAACTCCATATTTAATAAATTAAGTTATAAAAGTTAAATCATACACTCCAAGATTTGAACTTGGTCTAACAGCTTTGGAGGCTGTCGTGCTACCAATTACACCAAGTGCATATATGAGCAGACTAGGGCTGCTGATTTCTGCTCTGTGGTACGACATACGATTCATACCAATCTTCAAACTCAGCTATTACGCACTAGCTTTGTTTGCATCCACCCAACGTTATTAACTTGCCTTAAAGTTATAGACTGGTTTAATATGTTCTTTGATTATACATACATCTCAAATTACATCTTGTATATTATCTATACTCTTATATGCCATTGGGCTTTCATCTAATGTAGCTTCTGATACACAAGTAGAGTATATTCATTCCATAGATTTCTTAAATTCTTCAACCGATATTGTAGCTCTAGCTTTTCATCTTGACATTAACCTACCAGCTCAGTGTGGCAATGAGTTATTTCGCTCTTTTCAATTATCTCATTTGCTTTCAACTATAAATGCTCAATCTCTCATATTGATAGGTATTAGACTTTCTCATTCATTCTTAATAGCTCACTTTCTAATTATTCAATCTTTATCTATATAGTTGTGTACAGTTTCTCTTATATACTCTGGCTCAATTCATAAGAAATCTAATATTTTTAATATCATACACTTTCTATTTGTATAAGCATAATCTTTACATATCAAAGCATCATTGATATAATTATCTTTATCTTCTCATTCTAAATATGATGTGTCTTTATCCATATTATTTTGTAATTGATGAAACATCTCTTTATATTCTTGTATCTCAGTTTGTCTTCACTCAGCTTTTAAGAAAGCTATTGTATCTTCTCGTGTTCTACCTCTTATTTTTGCGTTCTTTTTACGTTTCTCGTATGCAAGGTCTTGATAATACTCACATACTTGTTTTCATAAATATCTACTTCAAGAGTGGATAACTAAATAATAATATCATTTATCATCTTTATCTATTTCTATAAAGTGGTTTCATCATCATAGAGTTCATACTGATAATTCAGCTCTTTCTTTATCTATATGTTCTTCACATTTTAACCTATCTAAGTGTAAGCATTCAGTATTTCATAATTGGAATTTTTCATTTATATTAAATCAGCTTGGTATATTCTCTCTAATGTATTTATCTAAAGCCTCAAAATCTATTTCATCAGCTTTGAATTTAGCATAAGCCATTCAGCATCATATATCTACTCATACTAAGTTAGGTATAATCTTATCATTTATTGTAGAAGTGAATCATATAACACATCAAGCTCAAGCGTGGGCATCTGGCATTATTGCTATATTACATCATTCCATAGCTGGATGATTACAAATGTTTTTTATTTGCTCTATTGCTTCATCTTCTATTGCTTTACAATGAAGTATAGCAGTAGCAAAATCTCAGTTAATTCTTGTTAATCTCATTCTCTTTCAGTAAAGTATGTAAATTCGTACCAGATAGGACTTGAACCTATAACCTATCGGTTAACAGCCGATTGCTCTAACCATTGAGCTACTGGCACATTTTGGGGTGGTCTAGGATTTCAACCTAGCCGCCGTTCCTACGTTTCAGTGCGTTAACTTCAATATAACACTACCACCCATATCTCAGAGATGCTGGACTTGAACCAACGACCTCTTGCTTCCAATGCAAGCGTTCTAGCCATCTGAACTAATCTCTGTTAGGCGAGCTGGCTTACTCATAATGCTAGCTTCACATTATTTTCAGCCTTACAGTCAGTTTCACGTGACATTATCCGTTGATTTCTACGCTACCAACGAGAGCCTATGTTAGCTAATCATAGCATTTTTAACTTACAGTTAATGATAATTCCCAATTTATTCGCATAAAGAATATAATTATACATATAACCATAAATATTATTAACTTTTTCATTCCATTATTGATAAATAGTAAACTGTCTTCTAACATTGAATCTTGCTGGGTCTATCTCTCATAATTCTTCTCCATATATAGCATTCAATACATTAAGCATTGTTCTTTCCCAATTTCATCAAGAACTAGCATATATATGTCACTTATTTTCTCGCCAAGTACAGCTACCAGCTTTTGATAAGCAGCCTAGTGTTTGTGTAGTTCATAGATATTGGTTAGATAATGTTCTACCTATCTTTTGTAATCATTCACTTTCAGATGTAAAGCAGTATCTATCTCCTCTATCATTATTTCACACATTACCATAATTCCAGCATCATTCTACTCCATATCAATTCTTACCTCAACTGGTTTCGGCTATAATAATTCATAAGATAACTCATTCACGAATATTATACTTATTTTCTACTTCCCATATAGCTGATGGGTTAAGTCAATATTTTTGGCATAATTCCTTAAATCTATCGTGTGATGTTTTTTCTTCTAACTCTGGCATTAGTTGACTATCTCAGCTTTCTGTTAATTTTCAAGGATACCAATCGTTTATATGTTCTACACATCAAGTTCCATATTCAGCAAATAGTGTTTCTGGACATACAACTACTTCTGTTTCTTCTTCTATAATTTGTTTATTTCATTGTACTCATAAGCTAACAAGCATTACAACAAATAATATCATAGCTCATAAAGTTATTCAAATTTTGAATTTTTTTGAAAGTTCCATAATTAATAATAAAGATATAAAAGTTTTATTGATTTTGTTTTTTTAATCTGTGTCTTTCTTTAGACTTTTCTCTGTTAATCTGTGAACTACATTTAGAACAGTATCTATGCTGTGGGTTTCTTTTGATTATCTCCTTTCAGCATCTTTCACATTTAATTTTTCTTTCTTTATTCCACATTTTGTTTGAGTATTAGGAATTAAATCTTTGATTTAATTGAAGAATTAAATCTTTTTGGCGTATCTTTCTCTTGCTCTTATTCTGTTTCTTTCTCTATTTTCTTCCATTCTCTTTTCTCTTTTCTTTACCTCTGAATTATAATATTCCATAAGGTGTCAGCATAGAGTGATAACGTCATCATTGTGCATCTCTAAATACTCAACAATTTTTTTGATATTTCTATACGGCAATACTTTTCTTTTCCTCCATATATTGTATATAGATGGGTCGCATTGCATATAGTTAGTCATTCATAAGATATTAAATGATTTTAATACATCTCATATCTCATTCAATAACTCCATAGGCTCTCTAGTCATTCATATTACGGTTATTAGATATAAAATCATTAGTTCACTTATTAGCAACATACCACGCTATCTTAAATTCCCTTATTGAGTTCATAACTTGTAGCATTCATTTACAGTCTGCCTCCATAGTTCTATAATCTCAATATTTTTCTTCTGCGATTCATTTTCATATTTCAGCTGCCTCAGTGACTTTCTTTCAGCTCTCCATAGCTTTTTTGGTTTCTTGACTTCTAACAAGATTATACATCTGCTCTTGTTCATTTGCCAAATTCATTTTTTCTCTATACAGAGAGGACATCATATAGACTATCTTAGATAACTGTATAATATCCTCCTCTGTTTGAGCCTTTTGATTTATAATCTTTTGAGCCTCATCAGTTAAGCTCATAGATTAAAATGGTAAATCTAAAAGGTCTTCTTCTTCCTTATTCTTATCTTTTAACTCTTGTGTTAAATCTCTATCTTCTATCGGTGTTCAATCTACTTTTGTTTCAGTTCATACACTCCAGAAAGCTTCTCATTCCTTTCTTAAACAAGAATTGATAGTAGGAATGATTAAATGTATAATTCGTTCATCAAGTTTTGTTTCATCCTTTTTAATTACTTCTCAAGTTTCTGGGTCTTTTACTATTCTGATTTTCTCTGTAATTTCTGGTGCTACATCGAATTTCTGTGTCATATCATTCCATTTACTGAAAGGGTTTTCAACCTTTTCTCAGTCAATGAATATTGTAACGAACTTATTATCATTAAATACTCAAGTCTTTAACATAATGTTATTGATTTTAATATCTTTACTTGCTGGAACATACAATTTATAAAGTAAGTTTCTCATTGTTTGTCCTAGTTTCATTCCCCATTGAATAGCATTATTTTCTGCATCTTCAATATCGAATAAGATATAAGTTCAGAATTGAGTGTCTTTTGCTGTAATCTTTTGTAAAGTTCATTCAATAAAAGCTCATTCTCAAACTTTTTCTGCCTCCATTCAATTCCATTTAGTGATAATGAAACGTGGAGTGTCGTTTCATTTTCCGAAGTTTTCAAGTTTTGCTCTTAAAAAGTTTTTACTTGAATTTGTTGTTTCTCATCGTGTCATTTTTATAATAATTATAAGTTAAATAGTCTTGTTGGGACGAACCACTGTTCGTCATATTTGTAATCTACTAAAGGGCTAGTCTTTCATCTTTCCCTTATAGTCTGTATTGATACACTTGATTTTCATATCTTAACAAGCATATCATTTGGTAGTGTATCTATCAGATACCTATTAAATCATATTGTATCATCATATAATACTATATGCTGTTGTTTTCTATTAGTAGTCCAAGTATTTTTGAGATGGTCTATAACTCATAAAGTTCTTTTTTCCTTTTCTCTTTTAAGAACTACTTTATATTTGTTTTGAGTTCATTGGAACTCTAACTCATATCATCTGTTAATTTTCATTTTGATAATTTAGAATGGTAAACTGTCGTCTTCTGGTTTTGGGTCGAATTGTCTGATATAGTCTTCACATTGTTGTTTCATTCTATCTAACGTAGCAACCATATTAAAGTTCTTATCATCTGTATCAAACTCTACTTCTATCTCTACCATAGGTTTGATGTTCTCATACTGCCTTAAAGCGTATGTTCTGGTTAAACCAGCTTTAATAGTTCATTTCATTTTTTAATAAGTTAGATTATAAATAATTTTTTTCTAATAAGTCTTTATAACATTCTCACATAATTTCTATTACTGCTTCCATATTAATCTTAGGTTTTCAATTCTCTATTGTAAAGAAACTAATCTCATCATTATTTCTTATAAAGTCCATAGGGTCATATTTAGGGTCAAAGTTAAACTCATAAATATTCCCTTTGTAGAATGCGTTGTATTTCATTTTTGTAATAATAAAGATATAAAAGACTAATTAAATTCCATTTCTAACTTTTCTTTATAAGCATTTTCTGCCTGTTCATCTCTCCAACGTTCATATTCCTCATCAGAGTTATCAATTTTTCAAGTATCCATTAGATACTGTCAGAACTCTAAACAATCATAACAGAGTTCAGTTGGTCGTTGCTCATCATTGAAGCAATCAATGTCGATTTCTTTTTCGTAAGCCATTTTGATAATTGGTTAATAAATAAATATTTTTTGTTGCTATATCATTATAGCACTTGAATATATAATGATTTTTTTTGAAATTTCAAGAGGAAAATCTCTCAAAATTTTCTTTACAACTTTCTAGGTTAGAACTCCATTTTCGAATAGTCTGTATCACTTTCATTTGACATTCTTGAAATCATATTCTTTTTTTGTGTTATGAATATGTATCGTTCTTGGATATGTTCTTCATATCGTTGTTGTTTATATTCAACTGTTTCATTATCATTAATCATTTCTTCTACTTTTTCTTTACCTAACATATCTATCATTCTTAATGTATATACTTTATAATTTCAACTCAACATAACATTTTCAGCATAACTCTGTGGGTAGCAATTCTTTATATCGAATCTATATTTATTTACTCAACGTGATATAAAGTGTCAGCACTGTGCTTTTGTCCAAAACATCTTTACTCCACTTGTTATACATTTTACAAATCAATGAGTGTCAGCATAATATAATCTACAATACTCACTAAATACTCTATCTGCTAAAGCCTTTCGTGTTATTTTGTTTAGTTTCTTTCACGTTTTAGGTCAATAGTATTTTAAGATTTCTTCCCATTCTTCTGAATTTACTTGTTCCATCGCTTTTTTTGTTTTCCATAGGCTTGTGTATTTTGTTATATCGAATTTTGCCATAGTATGTAATTAAGAATTAAAACGGCTTTCGTAAATCTGAATTAAATGTTGAGTTCAATTTATACTTAATCATTTTGCTTTCCTTTCTTTTACTATATCTCTCAATCTTTTTTTCATCTCTGCGTCAGTTATTCAAGCGATATATGTATCTATATCATTCATAACTACTTTTCTAACTCAAGTGATTTCATATTTATTTACTAATTCATCTCCAAATCTTATCATCTGCGGTCAATTATTTATAAGCTGTTCTAACTGTTCTAGAGTTGCGGTTGTTTGTATATCATCTCCATTTTTGCGAGTGATAACGCACATTTCTTGATATTCTTTAATCATTCACATTTTAATATAAGTTAAGTTATAAAACGTTTATTGTAGGTGTAAATGTTTTTTGGTGTTTTGCTTTTGTTTGATTATAAACTTCTACATAATTTTGATATATAGATTTAGGTCAATTACAAGTTCATTTCCAGTATTTAATTTGTTCACTTGCGTTTATTATATTTATAGCAAATGTTATTCTATCCATTCAACATAGTTTTGCGTTATCCCCAAATTCTTTAGCGGTAAGTATATGTTTAGCAAATTGTCTTTCCATTGTTTTGTCATACATTATTCATAGGTGCATACATACTCATTTTATTGTAAGTATAAGTTGATTTATTTTGTCAGTTAATTCTTCTTTTTCTTTTTTTGCGGAACTTTTTTCTTTTTCTTCTAAAGCTAAAGTATTTATAGAAGAAGAATTATTTTGATTTTCAGAACTTTGTTCTGTATTATTATTAATAATATTTATTTTATTTTTATAACTTATATTTATATCTTGTGATTTTTCACAATACCCCCTTGTGATTTTTCACAACCCCCCCTGTGACTTCTCACAAGCATTGTGATTTTCAACAATGCTATTAAGTTCTATATATCTTTTACAGTTGTTATCAAGAGTTATATTTATATATCATTTTTTCTCTAATTCTGATATATTTTTTGATATAGTCCATTTATTAACTCAAAGCAATTCTGATATATAATCATTGGATGCCCAACAATATCATTTTTCAGCACATAAACTACTAATAACTCAATACAATAGTTTTTGTTTATCTGATAGTTCATTATCGTATAATACTACATTTGGTATCATACAAAAGCCATTTTGTAGAATTTCCATTTTGTTATTTCTTAAGATATAAAAGTAAGGTATCTATATTATATCATTCATTTTGTGAGTGTAGTATAACATTTCATAATCATTTTTGAATTACACTCATTTTGTCTATCATTAAAGGGGTATATAATTTTGTGAAGTGGTCTATAATCATTAATTTTCATTTTCATTTATCTTTATGTAAAGATAGTGTAAATCATTTTATTCAGTTGTTTATTAAATTAATCTGTTTTTTAATTGTATTTTCTATCATTTTATTTTGATTAAGAAGTAAATAAACAAAAAGCACCACATATAACTATGTCGTGCTTGTAGTTGGTCTATACTATTGTATAGCACGACCAAATACAATAGTTATAGTGATGCTTTTTGCTTTTATTCTTTATTTTCATACAAATGAAAAGCAATGTATATATAATTATTTTTTCTTGTTTTTCAAGACTTTTTTTGATTTTTGTTTTTGTAGTTCTGAAAAGGTATAAGCTACATTTTCATTATTCTTGAATTGATTAAATGTTAAATAGTCTTTTTTTCAAGATTTTTTATAAATCTCATATTTTAGTCTATCTAAATCATTATAAATCATTTACTATAAGTATTAAGATATAAATAATAATTACAATAAAAGTCATTTTATTTTGTTTTATAATCTAAATATTCATCATATAGTTTTTGTGTAATTTTCCATTCTGTATAATATTTTGTTCTCATTTTCATACATATCCATTGATTTATTTCTCATTTTAATTCTGATTGACTATCAAAAATATAATTATCTAAATAGTCAAATAATTCTTTTTTGTCTATATTCATTTTGTTTATTGGTTAAGAATTAAAATTCCAAATAGATTTTTTTACTACTATATTATCCCATTCTAAATATCAAGTGATTTTATCTACATAAAACTTATTTTCTTTATCATCAAATCTAAATAATATTTCTGGATAATCATTTCAGCATTCTACATATAAGTTTATGTAATTATCTATAATATTTTCTACAAATTTATCACAATCTTTTTCATTTTCAAAAAGTGTAGTATTTAATAAAGTCTGTCAATATAAATCTTTTTGGTTAGGGTTACTTTCTGTAACTATAAAATATTCTTTTGATTTCATTTTGATAAAATTAAGATATAAAAATTACCAATTTCAAATAACTACTCAATTACTAGCTTCTGTTATATCATATTCACAATCTCTATGATAACTATCATAATCAAAATATCTTTCTAACATACTATTTCAATTAAATTCTAATAAATCATCGCAACTATCAAAATAACAATCTATACAATGATAAATTGTGTATTTTTGATTTTCTATATCATCAATCGCATTTTCTAAATCATCAAAATCATAAATTGTTTTTCAATTTTTATAAGTTCAATAGTTTATTTCTAATACAGCATATACATAATCTGTATCATTATATGATGATAATTTTTCATCAATAATTTTTTGTGCTTTTTTAGTTTCTAAAAGCTCATCAAGTGTATAGTTTTTCATTTTTTTAATAAATAATAATATAAAAATTTATTTTACAACAATAATTGTATTTCTATCCAAAATTCTTTTATCATCTATTTTGTATTTTTTCAAAATTTTACAAAATTCATATAGTCAAGTCAATTTCATAAAATTTATTCAATCTTTTAATAATTTTGTATATAAACTTATACACATATCATCATAATTAAAAGTATGATATATATTTTTTTTATTTTCTATTTTTCTATACAAGTATTTTAAATGATTATTATATTTTTTCATCAATTCTTTATCTATTTTAATAATTTGTTTATAAACTGTTCAATCTACTCAATAGAATTTATTATAATTTACTGTTATTTTCATTTTGATATTTTTTAAAAAGTAAAATTTCAATAAGTTATTTTGTAAAGTCTAAAATCATTTTGAAAAATCACAAATATTTCAATCTCAATCTATATAGTCAATATTGTATAATTCTTTTTTGTTTATATAATCATTCATTAATTCACAAGCAAGGGCTCAATCACTATAATATAATTTTCACTCTTGATTTTCTATAAAATCACAAATTGCTTGTTCAATCTCATTAGTATTAGTGAATAAATATCAATCTAAAAAGCTAAAAAGCTCATCTTTATCTATAATTGTATAATCTTTTTTCATTTTAATTAGTAATTATATAAATAAAAAGATTTTAATTTTTTTGAATTTTGTATTTTAAATCTAATTTTATCAAAAACTTTTTTATTATTTTTTCTAATTTGTTTTATATCTTTTGTATTTTCTAAGTATTGTTTATAATCTTTATTCAATCTTTTAATAAGTATTTTTTTAATTTTATTATTCATTTTGATATTATTTTATAATATAAAATTAATTTTTAATAATTATATATTTTTTACTTTTTATATTTATTAATTTATTTTTTGAATTTAAAATAAAAACATTATCATTTTTTAAAATTGCTTTATATAATCTATTCCTATATAATACAAATTTTTTAATTCAATTTATACTATACATTTTATAAAATAATAAATCATTATCTTTTGTATAAATCATTTTAATTTTAATAAATTATAAATAGTTTTACTAGGTATAACCGTTATGAAAAATAAAATAAAAACATTTTACAATAATAAATGTATAATTATTCATTTTTGATTATAAACTTGTTTTATTTTCATTTTCAATCAATAACTAATTGATAAAACTAATCACTTATTTTTAAATGATTTTCTAAAATATCTTTTAAATGATTTAGATTTTCATAAATCAATAATTCAATATCTTTATTTAATAAATATAATTCTTGTATTTTAAATTCTTGACTTGTAAAAATAGTTTTTCAAGTTTTTAAATCTATTGATTGATAAAAATATAATTCTTGAAAATCTTTATCATTAAGTTTAAATCATAATTCTATTTTATATCAATCTTGAAATTTTAATTTAATACAATTAAATAATTGTATATTATTTTTTATAATATCCAAAATGTTATTATAATCCATTTTTAATAAAATAATAATATAAAAGTTTTTAATAATTATTCAAAAATAACAATTCAATCATAATAATATTTATCATAATAATTTATTTTTATTCAGTTATAATTATAACATTGATTTATAAAATTCATAAAATCATTTTTATTTATAATTGATTTTCATAAATAATATCTAAAAAATTTTTTTATTCTATCCCATAATGTTTTATTATTAAAATTTTTTTCTATTGTATAAATATCCCTGTTTATTATAAAATGATTTTCTTTTTTATTGAATATTAAATAACAAGTATTTTTAAAATATAAACATTTTAAAAATCAATCATATTCAATGATATTCATTTTATCATAATAATCTTTTTTTATATCCATTTTAATTATATTTAAATGATAAAAAATAATTAGTTTTATTTATTGTTTTTGTTTTTAATTTTAATTCAAAATTGTATTTAATAAAAGAATAATCAGTTATATTTTCATCAATTAAAAATTTGTATAAATCTTTTATTGTATTGAATATTTTTGTATTGTACATTTTATTTATATTTAAAATTTAAATTTTGTTTTTATTTTCAAAAATTTTGTTTTTTACAACAATTCAATAATTCATTATTATATTGAATATTTAAATATTTTACTAAATTTTCTAAATCTAAAAACTTGTTTATCATTTTTCAATTTAAAAATAATTCAAGTCAATAAATTTTATAATCAAGTCAAGTTATATTATTTAATAAATCTAAATAAAAGTTTTTTTCAAATTCTAAGTTTTTCATTTTAATATTTTTTAATAAATAAAAATCAAAAAAGCGTATAAAAATACGCTTTTATAAATCATAATTTAAAACTACCTTATATTCACTATATGGAGTATTGAAAAATCAATCTTTTATAATTTTTTCAATATCTTTTGATTTTTCAAAAACATTTGATAAATATTCATTTAAAAATAGTTTTAAATGTTTACTTGTAGTTTTACTATAATTATAATCATTTCAAAAAGTTATAACCTTATTGAAATAATCAATAATACAAATTGTACTATTATATGATTGAAATATACTCATTCAATCCTTATCAAGTACAAATTGATTTAAATGATAAAAGTTTTTTACTTTAAATGTAGTAGTATCCATTTGAATAGAATAAGAATATAAAATGTTATATTTATTATAACGCTTGTTATATTATTCAAAATGTAATAAAAATCAAGTACAAAATACAAAAAATCATCTAACTATTAGTTATCACTAATGTTAAAAACTTGTTAAAAACTCTGAAAATATAGTTATAAACTAATAAAATCAAAATCTAAAAAATCTAAAAAATCAAAAAACTATTAATTCAATAATAATAAAAAATCTGAAAAAAAATAATAAATACATATAAATTATATTCAATTAATTAAATAATATTAAATAAACATTATAAACTATTCAAGAGATATTATTAAAAATAATATAAACAATAAACAATTCATAATACAGTATAATATATATAAAGAAAATATTTTGCTTTTTATTTTCTTTATCAATACAGTTACAACCTAGAAAAACTCATCATCAAAAATATCTTTGACAAAACTAAAAGCCCAAAAGCCCCCAGCCTTACTGCTTCGTCAATTAAATTTTTGACAGAGAGTTTTCGTGGCTTCTCTCCTGCGTTTTCTTCGGACGGAGGAGGGGTAGCAACCAAAGGGAGAGGTGAATAATTGTAATAGTATTATACCGCGCGCACCAAGCAATTTTCCAAAAAGGTTGGTAAAAATGCCAACTTTTTTCAAAAAGACTTGCAATAGTAAAAAATATCAGTATAAAAAGGTTGGTAAAAATACCAACCACATTTAATTTCCTTAGGTACTAATTATGAAAATTTGACAAGCAAATTTAATGAAAATTTACAATAAAAAATCAGACATCTTAGTAGATTTAGGGAAGGATAAGAAGGATACGAAATACCTAGATAGAGCTATTGAGCGTGGAGAGGTGTTAGAATGCTGAGGATATTATATAAAGAAGGACGATTTACTTGGGGAGGCGTTTAAGATTTTATGGATAGAGAATAAAAGGCTACAAGAGGAGATAGAAAATTGTTCCGAAAATTCCGAAAAGGTGCAAGAATTAGAAGCTAATGTAGAATACTATAAGAATGAGGCACAAGATGCTAACGATAAGAATGCAGCTTTAGAGAGTATATTAGACAATTTAAGGAGTAAAGGTTATCCGATTTGATATGCGGATGAGTAGTTTTATATATTAATTAATGGAGATGAAAGTATTTGGGGGATATGTAAAATGAGAGCCTATATTAGTAGATTTAGACAAGATGCAGAAGGCAGCTGATAGGGACTTATGTAAAAAGCTTGATGAGATTAAGAAGATGAACGCACACGATATAGAGGGTTGGCACGCAGAGAGCGATGAGTTTATTGTAGAAGTATTAAAGAAGGCCGGTTATCCAAAATTAGCCGAAAAATACGAGGACTATCAGCAGTGACGGCGATATGCTTAGTTTTATATATTAAATAAAATAAATGGCTGAGTTTTTAGATGTTTCAAACAAGAACAACCACGCTTGAGTGGAGAGGAGAGAAGCTTCTGAGAGGGCTGAAGCTTTACTCTGAATTATTAATGAATACAGAGTGTATTCGCACAGATTTGAGAGCCTTCCAACTTGGGACGTATTAGAATTTCTTAGCAAGTTGGAGAAAGAGCTATTTAAGAGGTATGGGGAAGAAATTGATAATGGGGAATTGGATAGAGTTAGAAATGAGTATTTCTTAGTAGTAGGGAAGAAGCCGTTTATGGCTTGGGGAGTTGAAGAAGTCAAAGAGAAGATAGAGGAGCTTAAGAATAAGCCAGCTACTGAGATTTCAGCAAAAACTTTACACTCTAAGAAAACAAGATGGAAGGAGGCTCTAAAAAAATAGATGAAAAAGTAAGATGACCTCAAGAGGCTACTAAAAACAAGGTTGCCACTAGAGAGATAGTCAGAGATGGGAAACCTTGAAGCTGAAAGTACAAGGGGTCAGATAAGTTAGCTGTTAAAAAAGGGCTAACAGAAAAACAGAAAGCTTTTGTAGATGAGTATTTACAATCGCATAATGCTTCTGCTGCTTATAGAGCTGCTAAAGGTACTCTTAATAACCCAGAAGAATGGTTACCTTCAGATAGGGGGAACTGACATATTATGAGGAATCTGGATAAGGTTAAAGATTATTTATTAGCCAAAATATCATCTGATGCTGAATTATGCTTAGATATACAGATGGATATGATACAGAATGAGGACATACCAGCAGCTGTTAGAATGGACTGAATTAAGGATAGGCTAAATAGATTGTGAGTAGGAAAGCAAAAAGAAGAAAGTCAATGATTTAATTGAATATGAGAAGTCACTATAACTATTAAACATAAACAGCCTACTGTAGTAGAATGAGAAACAGTAGAAATTTTAGATGATAACAAAAAAGAGGATGAGGGTGTTTAGTTTATGTGATTGAATTAGCTGTGGTCAACTTGCCCTAGAGAGAGCTTGAATACATATAGATGCCTACTATGCGTCTGAAATCAAGCCAATAGCTGTACAAGTTACGCAAACAAATTACCCAAACACGATACAAATATGAGATTTAACAAAAGTGTCATATAGGGACGGTGTGTTGCATACAGAAAAATGAGATTTCAAAACCGATATAGACTTAGTTATATTCGGTTCTCCTTGCCAAACATTTAGTATAGCAATGCGTACCGATAAGAGAGTGTGAATGGATGATAAAAAGAAGTCTTGATTGTTCCTAGAGTGTTATAGGATACTCCAAGAAGTAAAACCTAAATACTTTCTTATGGAGAATGTAGCAAGAATGAGAGATAGCGACGCACAGATAATAACTGATATGATGTGAGTAAAACCGATAAGGATAAATAGTAAGTTAGTATCTCCGCAACTAAGAGATAGGTATTATCGAACTAATATTGAGTGAGTAACTCAGCCTAAGGACAAATGAATAAAACTACAAGATATATTAACAAGTTGATACACAGATAGAGATAAGGCTAGAGCTTTATTGGTTTCTGATAGCAGACCTATAAAGGACAAAGAGAGGATGTATCGTAGATATAGACAAACTTGATTTACTACAATAGTTTGGGAAGAAAAATGGGATAATAATTCCATAAGATACTTAAACCAAACAGAGCTAGAGAGATGCCAAACCATACCAGAATGATATACTAGATGCTTAACAAGAAACCAGGCAGCAGATGTATTATGAGATGGTTGGACAGTAGATGTTATAGCTCATATATTTAGCTTTATACCTAAACAAAATGGCTAAACTATTCAACCCTAACTTTGAAATGACAGAGAAGCAAGCAGAGGCTTGGGAGATGCTCACAGACAATACCCATAGAAATATAGGTTATTGAGGATGAGCTGGTTGAGGGAAATCTTATATTTGAGTTATGTGGTTATGGTATATGGCTTGGAAATATCCTTGAACAAGGTGGTTTATAGGTCGTAGAGAATTATCTAACCTTATGAAAACCACAGTTAATACCTACTATAAACTCTGACAAGACTATAGCATTCCTAAAGAATTTATGTGACATCTTGATAAAAAGTATAATATTATAAAGTTTAGTAATGGAAGTGAAATCTTATTACTAGACTGTGCTACACAGCCAGCAGACCCTTTATTTACAAGATTTGGGTCTTTAGAGCTTACTTGAGGTTTCATAGATGAAGCTAACGAGATAGATGAGCAAGCTGTAACAATTCTTAAAACTCGTATTGCTAGGCAGAAAAACAGAGAATATGGCTTAATACCTAAGCTATTATGTACATTTAACCCAGACCAGTGACGAGTTAAGAGAACTTTCTATACTCCACGAAAGTCTTGAACATTGCCAGAGGATACTATATTTATTCCATCCTTAGCAACAGATAATGATTATATAGACCCAGAGTATATTACACAGCTTAGAAATTCTACTGATGAGGTAACTAAGCAAAGACTTTTGTATGGTAACTTTGATTGGTCTTGAGATGCTGGAAAACTCTTTAGGCACGATGAGATAGAAGACTTATTTGAAACTAATGTAGATAAAAAATCAGATGTTACTTATTTATCTGTGGATGTTGCTAGACTTGGAGATGACAAGACTGTTATATGTATATGGAAGGGGTTAGAATGTATAAAGATTATCCATTATGATAGAAATACAATAGACGAAATCGCAGCAAGAGTAAAAGACCTCGAATATATGTATTGAGTTAGTAGAAGAAATATAGTAGTTGATTCAGACTGAGTAGGTTGATGATTAGCAGATTTGTTAAGATGATGTACAAACTTTGTTAACAACTCCAGACCTTATAAGTTTGAAGCTGAGAAGAAAGGCTTTGTAATTAGGAATTACGCCAATCTAAAAGCCCAATGCTACTTTAAGCTTAAAGAGATGATGGAAAAGAGATTAGTTAGGGTTTATGCTGATTGAGTTATTAGAGATAAATTGTCAGAAGAATTAGAAAATATCTTCATATCTGGTATAGATACTGATGGAAAGATAAAAATCGAAGATAAAAAAGACCTCAAAAGAAGGATAAACCGTTCTCCAGACTTTGCTGATGCTATTATGTTTAGAATGATATATCTAGTCCAAGAAACAGAAGCTCAAAGTGAGATAGTTACTTGAACATTTGAGATAGATTATGATAGTATATTATATTAAGTCAAGATATAAAACAAATACGCACTTGAAATACATAATATTATACATAATCAAGTGGGTAATAAAGTTTATATTTCCATATATGGTATGAAAATAACAGACGTGTTAGACCAAGAAAACATAGATAAACTCTTAGCTCAGATTGACAGAGAATATCAAGAATGATTTGATTATGTTGTAAACAAGAGAAATCAATATAGAGATAGAGTTATCAGATGGAATAAACAAGCAAAAGACCCAAATAAGATAAATATCAATATGATAGCGAATGCAGAAGATGTGCTTATCGCTTCTTCTTATACCGACTGATTGACAGTTAATTTCGCATCTGCTGACTGATGGATGTCTGCTGAAAAAGCAGATAATCTTAATTATATGGCAGAATTTGATAATAACGACCAAGATTATCAACAATTATACTATCAAAAAGAACAAGATAGATATTTCTTCTGAGTTTGAATTAGATATAGATATGGTTGGGATGATGTTAAAAAGATGCCAAAGTTTATGGTTATTAACCCTCTAAGCTGGATACCAGACCCTATCCCTTCTCAAACTTGAGCATTTGATGGTAGTGGTTATAGATTTCACGGTTTCGAGTTCACAACTACTATTATGGAACTCATAGCCGACTGAAGTTATGATAAAGAACAGTTAGATAAAGTTGTATGAGCATATTTCTCTCCAGAAACTCAACAAGACTGGGTAGCTTATGCTTCGGCTTATAACTATGTTATGCCAACTTGCTGTGATGACCTAAAAACTAACTTCTCTTTAGATGTGTACCATCACTTTACTAACTTCAATAACAAAAAATACGTTGTAACTCTTACAAATGCTAGAAGAACTGTACTAAGAATAAAGGAATTAGAGCCAGTATTGAAGGAAGAAAAGAAAAACCCATCTATGATACAGTTTCCTATTATCCTAAACTATTGGAAACCTAGAAGAAATGACCCATTTGGAGAGAGTATTTGTGATAAATTGGACGATAAACAAATCGCAAAGACTATCTTATTCAACTTAAATATAATTAAAGCTAAGAAAGAAGCTCTTGGTGGGGACTTCATTTGGAACTCAAGACTTATTAAGAATAAGGATGACATCTTAAAACCAACAACTAACGGTAGAAATATCTTCGTAGATACTATGGAGAACTTACAAAACGTTGGTATGGAACTTCCTAGAAGTCAAATCAAAGCTGATAGTATAAATATGATTACGGCTCTTGAGAATGAGGCTATGCACGATACTAATATTGACAGTTTACAACAAGGTATTGTGTCTGGAGGTAGAACTACTGCTACTGAAAGCCAAATTGCTCAAGCTAACTCAAATATTATTTGACTTCTTAACAATAAAATCAACGCTTGGGGAGATAAAAGGTTTTGGTTTGAATGGTGGAAAGGTTATCAAGAGAATTTCTCTGAAGTTGATGAGAAATCAGTTGTTATTGTTAGCAATTTCGAGGTAAAATCGTTTCCTCTTAAAAAAGATGACTTCTTCACTAAGCAAATTCCACATATTATACTCTGAACTAAGGCAGATTTACAGTCTAAGAACGAAAAAGAGCAAATATTCTGGGATAAATACTTGTGAATGGTACTAAATAACCCATCTACTCCAGATGTATCAAAGAGAATAGCTCAAAGAATGTGTTTCAGATGTAACTGAAAGACACCAAATGAGATAAATGTACTTGTACCATTAGAAAATGATGAAACAGTGGCTACAAGTTTCGTAGATATGCTGAACTTAAACCAAGTTCCTCAATCTATGTTTGATTATCCTAAAGAGTACCTTAGAACTTTCTGGGTTTACTTCCAGAAAGCTGAGAATACTAAAGCTAAAGACGTAGCATTACAAGCTCTAAGAAGTGCTATGGTTAGACTTCCTTTACAACAGCAAGTAAACCCACAATTTACAGAGATTGCTAACAGCTCTAGTAATATTGCTATGTCACAAGCTATACAATGATGAGATAAACAGATAACTTCAAGGCAAGATTTGATACCTTGACAATGAAGTGCTACTGCAAGCTCTATTATTTAGTCTATAATATTATAAAGATGGCATTCAAAAAATTAAAAGCTAAGAAGCAAGTAAAAGTTGAGAAGAAAGAAACTCCAGAAATAAAAGAAATTAAGAAACCAGAATGAAGTGCAAAAATCGCAAACAAATTAAACGCTCTTATGAGGTAATTTATATCCTATGTATATAACAATGGCATTAAAAAAAGAAGTAAAGAGAATGTATTGGAACTTGCCTACTTGGGATGCAATAAAAGAGGCAATTATTGAATATATCTTATGACTAGATTAGTTTTTATCTACTAATTATATAGAAGAATGAGGGAACTGATTATTAAGCTCGAAACTCTTAGAGAGAGTAAAGAACGAGAAAAAATCGTTAACAAATTGAGAGATGCTCAGTTTGATAAAAACAAGCAACTCTTAGAATGAAAATCAGAAGAAGATGGTATGACCGCATATTACTCTGAAGCTGATATGATTAGACACGAGATTAGTTACATTAGTGAATTAATCTGATGCCTAAAAATAAAAGACAAAGAAACTAGAGAAGCTCTAGTAGAAGACTTAGATAAGTCAATGAATTGGAGAATTAACAGACTTCTTTGAAAAACACACGAGTATAAGTTAGATAATATAGTATATGAAGACGCATACACAACTGAAGACTTATACAGAGCTGAAAACCGATGGATAGAATGCTTTGAAAATTTGCCTACTAAACTTGCAGACGAACTTAAAGTAAAAGAAGCTCAAGAACAAGCTACTGGAGAGGCAGAAATTCAAGAACAACTAGACGCTCTAAGCACATTAGAGGTCGAAGGTCTTTAATAGATATACAAGTCGAGGGTATTATATGAGGTGTATAGCCAGCCTAGTTATGCACCAACATATAATTGTAACTCCTTCGCCCTAGTATAAGGCACATTTTATACTTTAATTGTTACGATTATGGCAACACAAGACGAACTCATCCAAGCTGAATTGGATGGTACTATTGAGGAACTTGAAGCTAAAGAAGCTCAAGCTGACGAGCAAGAGCAACCAGCTGAAGAAACTCAAGAAACAGCTGAACAACCAGCTGAGGAAGTTAAGGAAGAAAAGGTAGAAGAATCTAAACCAGCTGATACTACTACTAATAAACAGTCTTCCGTTATGAAACTCCTAAAACAAAGGAACGAAGCAAGAGCTGAAGTTGAAAGACTACAAGCTCAAGCTAAAGACACAGCTGACCTAGAAGCTAGAATTAAAGAACTAGAAGAAGGTATAGCCAGTCAAGAACTCGAAAGAGAGGCTCAAAAAGAAAAAGAGGCTTTCTACGAGAAATACCCTAGTGCCAAATGACACGAAGAAGGTATTGAAAAGATAAGAACTGAAAAGGACTTATCGTATAGTGAAGCATTCCAATTATATGCTGCACAAAACGACCCTACATTGCTATTGGACGAGCAATATAGACACAAGTCGCAATCTGGTGCTACTCTAACTGGAGTTGCTAAACCATCTGAGGTTATTAAAACGCCTAAAAGCCAAGAAGACTTTGCTAATATGAGCGATGATGACTTCTTAGCTTGGAGTGATGGAATGGCAAGAACAGAAAGGGCTGCCGCTGGATATATTAAATAGTCCACGTTTTAACCCTTTATTTATACACAAATGCCTAATAATTTAGACGCTTTTAACCCAGAGTACCGAAGTGCTAGAACACAGAGATTACTCAAGAAAAAACTCATCGCTAGAGAAATTGCTTCTATGGAAGAACAAGCAACTCTTAGAGATGGAGATATGGTACATAGACCATATTACTCTGATGTAGTAGTTAATGACTACACTAAAGGAGTAGATGTTACAGTTCAAGATGTATCTGCAACTGACGAATACTTAGTTGTAAATAAATCTAAAGAAGCTACTGTATATATCGATGAAATCGATGTTAAGCAGAACAAATACGATGCTGCTAACAAATACATCGACCGTATGACTTATGCTTTGAAGAAAGATATCGATGGTGCTTTCTTAAAAGAAGTATTGAATGCTGAATACACTATGTCTGACGGAGATATGGGTGGAAATGCTGGTGACCCAGTAACTGTATCTGTTGCTAATGTATTCAAACTATTCACTCTTACTGAAGCTAAGATGAATGCAAACGACATCGAAGATACTAAACCTTGGTTCTTCGTAATTACTCCAGATGTTAAAGCTAATATCCAACAGACTAACTTGGTTAACTGATTTAATCAAGCTGATGCTGCTTTGAGAGGAACTCTTAAAGGAATGGGATACTTAGGAACTTGGGGTAACTTCAATATCTTCGTATCTAACAACGTTGCTCACTCTAATAAAGTTACTATGTCTTCAGTTGCTGCTGCTGACACATTAACAATCAATTGAGTAACTATTACTTTCGCTGCTAGTCCTTCTGCTGCTGGAGAATGTAAACCAACTCACGCTGCATTAGCTGGAATGTTAAACGGAGTAATGGCAACTGCTGGAGATTATGTTGATTTCTCAGCTGCTGACAGAGCTAAGTTAATCGCTGCTGGAGTATCTGCTATTGATGACGGAACAGATGTAACTATCGTTACTAACGGTACTACAACTTACGCTCAATCTGGAGTTACTTTAGGATGAGAAATTGCTCACTGTTGGGCTGGACAATACGGATGTACTGATATGGTTATCCAAAAGGACGTTGCTGTTCAGAAGAACAAAGAGCCTAAAAAGACTGGTTACAACTATCTTTGCTGGACTTTGTACGGAATTAAGACGTTCACTGAAGGTGCTAAGAGATGTATTGATGTATTGGTTGCTTAGTAAACCCCTCATTCTCTTAAATAGCTGGTAGCCTCGTGTTGCCAGCGACCTTAAGAGGATGGCTTTATATCTAAAATAACCTTAATGAAACCAAGTGAAATAATCAAATTAGCTAGAAGACAAACTTGATGTACAGACGATATAGTAACTATCGATGAAGCATACAAGTTTCTTAATTTCGTTATAGAAGACTTCTGAGCAGAAATAAGAAGCTCTGATAGCTGATATTTATATGATGTGTTACAAATACCAGTAAATGCTGGACAAGTTCAATATACATTTACTGATACTCCTTGAATTATGTCAGAGAAGTTTCCTATGCACAAAGTTCAAGCTGTATGGATAAAAAGAGAGGACTGAAAACGATGAGATTTGCCAGTTCATTTCGTGGACAAAGTTGATATAAATCGCTTAACAGAGTTGAAAGAGCCACTTGCTTGTTTTATAACAAGAACAGAGCTTAATTTAATTCCAGCACCGAAGTATAGCACTCAATTAGAAATATGGGGGTTTGATTATAACTGGGAGATAACTCCAGACATTTGGGAGATAACTGTATCAAGCCACAAATACACTAGAAGTCCTAATAATGATGTAGCTTGAACTCCTTATCCTTACGCTTGGGAAAGAAGTAATTGAGATATTATCTATACAAATAGTATTAACCCAACTTCTTGAACAGCTTATGAAGACTATCAATGAACTACATCTGCTGGAAGTATATCTGATTATGACGTAACAGTTACTGATAAAGAAGAAAATATATCTATTGATAAAAGACGGCATTATATAATTGTAGAATGACTTAAATATTGGATGTACTGAAATATGTGAGTAAACTTTGAAACTGCTAGAAATAATAGCAGAGCTTTCTACGATAGTGAAAAGAATAAAGCTATCCAGAATATTATGGATAGATGACAATTAGCCGATACTGCATATCGACCAGATTTAAACTACTTAAACTACTAACAGATGGCAACTGACCCATTTAAAAAAATGCAAAAAGTCTGACCTATATTTAGATGAGCTAACTGATGATTATCAGATGATTTATTTACTGGTATCAAAAACTCCTTCTATTACTCAAATGATATGGAGATTAGAGAAGATGCTAAAAGCATCTTTCCTATGTGAGTACCAGCTTATGCAGATACAAATAAGAGAAGGGCTTGCTGAGATGGTAGCACTTGAACATTAAGAAGCGAGCCAGTATGTGTATTCTATTCCAAAATGGATAGTGGACGGATAATCTGTTGATTAAGAGATATTTATAAATTAACAAATGGTACAACAGTAACACATCTATGTACTATGCCAGAAGATATTTGTGATGCAGAGATATTTAATGGGTTCATATACGTATCTACACTAACTCACCTTTATTATAAAAAAGACACCTGAAGCTATCGGAGTGATATGGCAAGTGCAACAGATGCGTCTGCTAATAATTATGGTCGTATGGTTGATACTTTAACATCCAATAGAAATCATCCATTGTATGCTTCAGATGTATGCCTTGTAGTATGAGATGTTAACAAAATAAGGAAAGTCACTAAAGAAATTTGAAAACTATTACAAGATGCAATAGCACTACAAGCAAATTATGTAGTCAGATTTATTAATGAGCTTTGATGATTTATTAGAGCAGTAGCAGTAGATGAGCCTTATGGTAGTGAAGTAATACTATGGGATAAAGTTAGTGCACAGGTAAATGAAGTTATACCATTAGAGTGATACTCTATAATATGAGCTACTATCTATAATTGATACCATTACTTACTTAGTGATAAGTGATTAGGTTTATTAAACTGATACCAATACTACTTACTAAAGAAATCTAGCTGAAGTATAGATAACTACCAGAGAAACAATATGTGTGTCTATGACGATAAGTTGTATTTCGTATGCAATGATTGAATTTATATCTACTGAGCTAAAAACAAGAACTATGCAGATGTGCTTGCTTTATGGCATAAGAAAGAAGATTGATATACACTATGAGCTATCTGAAGCTCTGCTTATTGAATACTAACTACTCGTGGTGGAAGGCTTAACTCTGATTGAACTTACGAGCCTATCTATGTTTGAATAAATAAATGAATGGCTACTACTTGAGAAATACAGACTATGTGTTACTTCTGAACGTCAATGTCAGAGATTAAACAGTCAGCTTATCTAAGAGTAGGTTATCATATCCCTAAAGAGTGAAATGAAAGCTGAAATATACATATCTATTATAGAACAGAAGCAGATGCTACTACTGATAACCCAAGTAATTGGGCTTGGCACGAATTAACACAACCTTGATGATTAAATGCCCAATGGGATATGAGAAGTCCATTCGCTACTACCCTAAAACTTAATTGTAGATTTCAGCGAATTCAGTTCAAATTTGTATTAACGAACTGTGTTTATGATAGTGGTACAAAGACTAAAGACACCAACTTATATAGTGCAGATTTATATTATAATACTATGTTAGACTAATGTGAGTTTTAGAAGCACGAGCAAATGCAGAAAAAGTCTGATACCCTATCGTATGAGAAGAAGTAAAGGATGCTTCTAATGTTATAGATTATAATATAAATGAAGAAATAACGATAGACAACAGCTCTGTATTTAATGCTAATAATGATACTACAACTGGTATGGCTAATGTTATACCGTGAGTTAATGCACCTAAACTACTTCAAAGCACATCTATAATTGGTGATGCTCAGCCTTTAAGCTGATGAGTTACTATAACTGGTACAGTAGATTTAGATTATCCAGATGATAATACTGATACTATAAGAACTGATTGGACACTATCTAATCAATACTGAAATATACCATATAAGATAAAAACTGATTGAAGCTCTAGTCTATGGAACTGATTTATGTTCCCAGTTCAATGATGGTATCAGCTCTATCTAACCTACCCTACTGGGTCAAGTAGCTTTGCGATAGATATAGAGATATGGCTTGCTAAATGATGATACGGTAACGATGTGCTAATTCATCAGTTTACTTGACATAAGAATAATACTCAATACTACGAAACTGTTAGATATGAATTCAATGCTTGAGATGCTATATTTGCTTATGCTACATTAAGATATTCTTGATGAGCTGTATTCTCAGTATCTAGTAACTTAACAATAGATGTATCAAAAGTATAAAAGTCAATACAAAAAACAAAATAATAGTTGAAATTTAATGATTTACATATAACTATACCCCTAAGGGAATTTAACCATAAAAGCTAATAAATGGCATACGATTATAATAAAGTAAAGGAACAGTACGAAAAGCTAAATGACCAGCAAAAACAGAGTTTTGCTAACGATAATAGCTGATATGTACAAGATTTCTTAAAACAATATAATGCTGAGAAATCTCAGAGTTCTACTCCTATCACAACCACTACTCAGAATAATACAACAGCTACTGTTAAACCAGAGTATCAATGAACTTGAAGCTCTAATGTAAAGCAGAGTTCTTATACTAATCAATGAGCTGGTAATTATTCATATAACCCAACTTCTTGATATTATGAGAAGCAGTGATGAACTACTACAAGTATGAATCAATCAGTAGCTGATAAATGGAACAGTATGTCTTATGATGAGCAACAAGAAAAATTAAAGGCAAACCCAAACCTACAAAACAATTTAACCAAGTTATGATTAACCAATAAAACAGCCGAAACTCCTACAACTACTTGAACAACCACTTGAACTACTCCAGAAAAAACAACTACTTGAGCAACTCCTAGTTGACAATGGGACTATCAAGATGATAGTCCAGAAAGAATGGCTCAAATTGCTCAAAACCTAGAAGGTTACAAACAAACTATGCCTTATCTATTTAATGATAAGAAAGCGTTTGATGATTTCTTTATTAACTGAGTAAATAGAAGCCAAGCTCAAATAGATTTCCTTAATGACTGGTTTTATAAAAATCAGAAGTATTCAAAATATGATGGTTTAACTCCAGATAGTGTTTGATACTGAATAGCTTATGGAGATATCCCAGAAGACTATTTATCTATGCTAAAAACTACTGACCCAGCAAAATATCAAGCCGCTTTACAAGCTAAACAAGATGCTGAGGACAAAATTAAAAATAAGGCTAATTTAGGCTCTATTATGTCAGAAGCTGGGCTAGAAGATACATCTAACTTAGCTTGGCAGAAAAAAGAATGATTGTTTATGGATGCTAATGAGAACTGAGTAGATGACCGTAGAGAGAATTATGCTTCAGAAGAAGAACAATGATACCTTAAACAAATATCTGATTTGAATGCTGCTAACTTAGATATAGATAATACTGTTAAACATACTTATGAAGATTTAGTTGAAAAATATCCTTGAGCGACTAAAGCTACATTGATGGCTATGGCTCAAGATATTAACTCAGATTTGCTTAGAGAAAAAGAAAATAACCTAGTAGAATTGACAAGATTGCAATGATATGTATGATATATGCAGTCTGAAAGACAAGAAATGAATGCTGCTGGTGCTGATAGTATTGCTCAACTCCAAAAAAATTTGTGAATGTATTATCAATATTCTCCTCAGTGAATTTCTGAGTTATATCAAGCACAATATGCAGCAACCAATGTAACTCTTACACAAGCCGACAACTGAACATATACGCAAAAGCAAATAGCTGTGGATGATGTTCTAACGCCTTATTATGAAAATTATTGAGATATATTGTTTACGTCTAAGGCAGAGGCTATAAATCAAGCTATAAATTATGCACAAGAAAACTGAGTATCATTACAAACAGCTCTAGACGAAACATTCTATAAACAATTATATAGCAACCCATATTATCTACAAAGAGTTAGTTGAGATACTTGATGATATGGAAAATGGGAAGTTATATGAGAAGATGAATTATGAAATAAAATATATTGATTTGTAAATACGACTACTTGAGTTGTAGTTCCTTATTGAAATGTTGCTTGATGATGATATAGCTGATGATACGGATGATATACAACTTGAGCGTGAACTTGAGAATGATGATATATAGACGTTCCTAGAACGTGAAATAATGTATGAGCCGATACAAACAACTTTGGTAATATCACAAGTTTAGTGGATGGTGCTATATGAATGTATCACTCTCCTAATGGTAGAGATTATGCTGTATTCGCAACCGCTGAAGATTGATATAATGCTTTAGTTAGAGATTTACAATGAAAACAAAGTTGAAATACAAGAACTTGATTGAATTGAAATAGTACAGTAGCAGAATTGATATGAACTTGGGTAAATGGTAGTTGAACTGTTGACCCTAGCAATTATTATGCAAAAGCGTTTACTAAAGCTACTTGACTATCACTAAATGATAAAATATGAAATGTTAGTGCTGACAAACTGGCTAAATGAATTATGGCGTGAGAATGAACATTAGATGCTTATAATAAATGATGAAAAGATTTGACCGCTTATGCTTGACAAACACAACCACAATGAGCAACACAGCCTACAACAAAATTTGATAAAAATATGGCTAATGTATATGCTGAATATTCTAGTGCGAAAGAGGCAGATAAAACTAAAATAGCTTCTAGATACTGAAAGAGTAGACAGCAAATGGATGCGGAAGTCTATGAATATGAATGATGGAAAAATGCACAAGATTTATCTCCTTTGCTTGATGTTGTTGAAAGATTGTTAAATTGAAGTATAGAAATTCCTTGACAATATCAAAGAATGGACACAGCTTGAATAGATTTCTGACTTAACTGGTTTGTGCCTTGAACTATAAAAGAAAGCAATAGAAACTGGATGAAGGCTCACAATTATATTTATAATACTTTATGAATGGAGAGCTTTCTAGACTTGAAGTCTAAAGGTGCTACATTCTGAGCATTATCAGAAGATGAAAGACAAGCAATATATGATGCAGCTACTATGTTCGGTGCTGAGTTATGAGATGAAGAATACAAAAGGCAACTAAGGCTTATAGAAAAAAAACTTAAAGAGGCTTGAAGATGATATTTAGATAATTACGTTCCAACTTGAAGCTCTATGGATGAAGCAGTTTTGAAACTTTGACTTGTAAAAAGCACAGCTGCATAATTTATATAATATATAAACTATTATGATAGGACAACGCATTCAAACATCAGATAATAAGAGGTCTGCGATTACTAAGAGTTTCGCACAACCTACTAAATCTCAAAGTGTTCTTACTACATCTAAAAATGATGAGATATCTTGACTTATAAATAACAATTTAGAGCAAGAAAAAGAATTAAAAAAAACTGTCGCAGAAAATAAAGCTAAAAAATTCTTCACGGATAGGTCTGATGTCAGAAGAAGTATAATAGAATGAAAACTTACTACTTGAAATAAAGTACAAGATATGATATGAAATAATAGGTCAGAATTAGCTGATGCAGTTAGAATGCAATTCATAAATGCTTGATATGAATGAACTGACTGATTTGACGATGAAATGCTTTTTAATGCTTTATATAGCATAAACCCAAAATCAAGAGAGGTAGTAGATTACTACTGAAATAACTGATGAGATGTTAATGCCTTTGCATATTATATATTACATCCAGAGGAGTTCCAAGACGAAAAGAAGGATAGCTCATTGTTCAGTAATGTTATATGAGCGAGTTATGATGTTGTTACTGCAATACCAAGAACTTTGGCTACACGATGAGCTAAATGAGTTTGAGCTATTGCTAAATGATTATGAGCAGATGAAGAAAAAGTAAACAATGAAGTACAAAATTATATAGACTATCTTAATGAACAGCGAGGGTCTGAGGCTATTTGAGCCGACAAGGAGGCTACTTCATATAAAATATCAAAATGAGTTTGAGAATTAGCTATGTTCTTGGCTTGAGAATGAGCATTAAAATGAGCGTTAAAATGAGTTGATATTGCTAGTAAATTATGAATGGCTAATGCACCTACTTGGGTTAAATGAGTTTGAAAATGGGCTGCCGAAAGTATAGCCGAATGAGCATCTTCTCAAGCATTGGATGATATGGTAGACCAAGAATTATCATCTGCTTGACAATATTGGCTTAATATATGAATAAACGCATTATTTAATTGACTTTGAGAGATAGGTTGACAATTATTAAGACCTAATGAAAAGATGACTACTGTATTAAAAAATATAGACCCAGACAAAGCTGATGATATAGTAGAACAGACTAAATATTGGGCAAAAACTCCTTGAGCTAAAAACCCATTAGATAGTAAATTAGATGAAGTAGTTGAGCTTAGTAGAGAAGTGGCTAGTGACAAATCTAACGCTTGACAATTATTATGAAGAATAAGAAACTTTATGAAATCTGACGCTACTAAAACAGTTTCTTCTTCATTGGATGATATAAATGCAGCATTAAATAAAATAGATGACTTATGATGAGTTCAAATATTAAAAAACTCAGATTGAACTTTCTCATTAAGTCAAAAGGTCTTATGATGATGAAAAGAACTTGATGACTTAGTGGCAGATATGAATATATTAGTAAAAAATAGTGATAACTTAAGATGATACGACCAGTTGTCAAGATTGTTAAATAAATATTCTTGAGAGGCTGCGTGAGCTTGAAGAAGGCAATTATCTACTGCGTTAAAATCTGCTTCTGAAAGTGTATCAAAATGAGTAGATGATGCTTTATCTAAATATTTCATAAATGAAGCTGGTAAACTATATCCACAAACTACAACTCAATTAGCTGTTAGATGAGCAGACACGGCTACTGACGCTTTGCCAGACCAATTCTTTGCAGATTTGAAATCTATATACTGAGAATGAAAGAATAATTATAAATTATTGTCTGAATTTGAGGAAACTTTGGCTTGACTTACAGACGATACTACTAAATGAATGAGAAAATTAAAAGATATATTTGGAGATGCTGGATGAGAGAACTATTATAGATTTCTTAAGTCTTTGGAAAGTTTATGATACGATAGAGCTTGAAAATTGGCTGATGAGATAGTATGAACTGTATATACAATGTGATTATATGGTAAAGATTTAATGGAAGAAAGTGTTAAGAAATTCTATCCATCTGTGCCTTGATTATATGAATTATGAATTAAATCTGCATTAGATATAGCAAAGAAAAATCTTATGTGACCTTCTCAAATTGCAGCTTGAAAAACAAGCGTATTTAACCCAGTACGAGATGCTATGAGAACTAATGTATGAACTCAATATTTATGAGAAATAATAGAATAATTTACATCACTATAACTAAACTATGGAACAAATAGCAGTTAGCTTTACAGATGGATGAATACCAAAAACTTGATTAACTCCTAAAGTTACAATTCTTGATAGAGCTTGAAAAACTTATATAGAGAATTGAGAACTTAAAGAGCTATGATATTGATGGTATATCTATAACTTTGAAAGATATAACCCAGATAAAGTATATCTGTATATGTTTGACTGATGAGAAGAATTAGAAAACGACTATGATAGATATAAGTTTGGTGGTAATGAGTTTGATGCTTATACTAATAAATACTCTTGGGGTAGAACTGCGGCACCTTACTTTACGCAACTAACAGATTGAATAAACTGAAAATTCAAGAGTAATGAAAAGCTAATAAAGGAACTAAATAAAAAGATTAAGAACTATGATGATAAAAATCTAAGAAGCGACATATCAGAATTTAAAAGAAACACTAGAGATAAATATCTTGACATAATTGATAGGTTAAATGAGCTTTCAAAATCATTAGAAGATGTATCAAAGTCTGTTGTGGACACAAGCACAACTAATGATGGTAACAGCTCTAAGAATTTTTCTGGTATAAATGGAAAGCTAGATTTATTAGCAGAATATCTTACTCAGTTCAAATGAGATATAGATAATGAATTAAATATACTTGACGACAATGTTGCTCAAAAAATAATAGAAAGCAATACAAATCTTAACGAAACAATGTCAAATAGAGTTACAATCGAGCAGTTGCTACAACAAGTAGAAAGATTAGAAAACCAATTAAGAAAAATTCTTGACACAGTAGTTAATGAGAAGTTGCCTAGAGAGATAAGGGATGAATACGACGTAAACATAAGCAGAAGATGAACTGATATGAGCGAAGAAGAAATGGCTTCTATATTATGAATACCTACTAATACTTGAAATTCACAATGATTAAATCAGTGATTAAATGAATGAATAGAGATGTGAATAAGTGAATGAATGGATGAATGATTAAGTGAATGACTATGAGAAGCGAGAGAGCAATGAGTTAACGCACCAGTAGATATGCAAGGGATAGCTGAACCAGAGATGCCTTTACAATACTAATATAATTAAGTATGGTACAAATTATAACTAATAACTGAGGATGAGGTTGAGTTTGATTATATAAATATAAGGGAAGTGTAGAATATTATGAAGACTTGCCTACTTCTTGAATGAAAGTATGAGATGCTTATAACGTAGAGAATGCCTTTACTAAAGATGAAAAAGATTATCCAGCTTGAACTAATGTAGCTTGGACTTGAACTGATTGGGATGCTTTATGATGAAGTGTTGATTTAAGTGGTTATCAAAAGAAATTAGTTGAATGAGATTGAATAGATTTAGACCAAGATACTAACGAGATTAGTGTAGAAAGTGCTATTATAAGTTGAGCTGCTGCTTGAGCTACTGCTGTACAGCCTTGAGATTTATGATGTGTAGCTTTCACTAACCAATATTGTGATTTAAGCTGAAAGCCTACAATATGAAACTGAAAGCTGACTGTATGTGTAAACTGATTATGTAAAAATGAATTTAGTGCTAATCAGACTGCTAATGTTGGTATAGATATATGAGTACCTACTTGTACAAGTCAATTAAATAATGATAGTTGATACATAGATAATACTGTTTCAGATTTATGTTGTTATACACTTTCTTCTAATTTATGTACAGTAGCAACAAGCTGAAAATACTGTGACCTATCTTGAACTCCTACTATATGAAATGCTACATTAACTATTCAAAAGAACTGAACTAATGTAAATACATTTAATGCTAACGCTACAACGAATGTTACTGCTAATATTACTGTTCCTACGACTGTTGCTGAGCTTACAGATGCTTCGAATTACGCATTAAAGTCTAGTCTATGCACAGTTGCTACAAGTGGAAAGTATTGTGATTTGACTTGAACTCCAGCTTTATGTGCTGTGGCTACAAGTGGTAAATACTGTGACCTTAGCTGAACTCCAGCATTATGTACTGTTGCAACTACTTGAAGTTATAATGATTTGTCAGATACTCCAGCTCTTTGTACTGTCGCAACTAGCTGATTATATTGTGATTTGAGCTGAACTCCAACAATTCCTACTGATAACTCTGAATTAGCAAACTGATGCTGATATGCTTTTGATGCTGATTTATGCACAGTTGCTAAGACTTGAAAATATTGCGACCTAACTTGATTGCCAACTATACCTACCGATAACTGCCAACTTGCTAATGGATGTTGATATGCTAAAGCCAGTTCATTATGTACAGTAGCGACAACTTGATGCTATAATGATTTAACTTGAAAACCTACTATATGAAGTTGAGTTCTTACTATCCAGAAAAACTGAACTTGTGTAGATACTTTCTCTGCTAATGCTACTGCTAATAAAACTATAAATATCACAGTTCCAACAGATAACTGTCAATTATGAAATAGCTGTGGATATACAACTTGTACTGGTACATTAGTTGCTTCAGACTTAACTCCTTACGCTAAAACTTGCGATTTAGCAACAGTAGCAACAAGCTGAAAATACTGTGATTTGAGTGGTAAACCTACAATACCAACTGTAATAGATGCTCTAAACTCTACTTGTACTACTGAAGCATTATCTGCTAAACAATGATGTGTATTAAATTCTAAAATAGCAACTCTTGAAGCTAGAGGTAGATTTCTATCAAACTGGAATGCTACTACTTGACTTCCAGTTAGTTTCCCAGAAACTACTCCTTATACTTATAAGACTTGAGATTACTTTGATGTAACAGTTGTATGAGCTACTAACTATAAACCAGCTTGAAGCTCTTATACTTGAACTGCTAGTACAACAGTAGAAACTTGAGATTTAGAGATATGAGATACTTATGTTTATGATGGTACTAATTGGCTATTACAGCAAAACCATAACATAACTACTTCATTTAGTTCTATTAGTGGAAGTCCTTATGATAACACTTGCTTGAGTGCTGCTCTTTGAGATAAAGCTAATACTTCTTCTCTTTGTGCTGTTGCCACATCTGGTAAATACTGTGATTTAACGTGAACTCCAACAATTCCTACTGATAACTGTCAGCTTGCTAATAGTTGTGGATATATTACTTCTTCTGCATTAAGTTGATACCAACTTACTTGTAATATGGTATGTAACTTATCTTGAGCAGATAACTCTCATTATCCTACTGCTAAGGCTGTTGCTGATGCTCTAAGCTGTGCTGGACAATGAGATATGCTTAAATCAGTATATGACCCTAACAATATAGCAGCCGATGCTTTTGATTACTGTAATTTCATAAATACTCCTACAATACCTACTGATAACTCTCAGTTGGCAAACTGATGTGGATATATAACTTGAATTAACTGTACTGATGTAACAAGTGCTTTAGGTTTCACTCCTTATAGTGCTGCAAACCCTAGTTGATATACTACTTGTACTTGAACTCTTACAGCTTCTAATATTAGTGATACAGCTTATGGTAGCTCTTGGAATTGAGTAACTACTGTTGCACCTTCTAAGAACGCTGTATATGATAAGATAGAAAGTGTAATATCTAGTATCCCTACAAATAATAATCAACTTACTAATGGATGTTGATATACTACTTGTACTGGTACTTTGGTAGCAAGCGACCTTACACCTTATGCAAAATCTTGTGACTTATGCACAGTTGCTACTACTGGTAAATACTGTGACTTAACTTGACTACCAACTATACCTACAAACAATAACCAATTAACTAACTGATGCTGATATACGACTTGTACTTGAACGGTTGTAGCTTGAGATTTAGCACCTTACGCTAAGACTTGTGATTTAGCTGCTGTGGCTACATCTTGAAAGTATTGTGACCTTACTGGTACTCCTAGTCTTGCTACGGTAGCCACTTCTGGTAAATACTGTGATTTGACTGGTACTCCTACAATATGAACAGCTACATTATCTATATGTAAAAACTGAACATTAGTTAATAGCTTTGGTGCTAATGCTACATCTAATGTATCTGCAAATATTACAGTTCCTACTGATACTTGTGAATTAACTAACTGAGCTTGATTTATTACTTGAATATCTAGTGGAGATGTAACATCTGCTTTATGATATACTCCATATAGTGATGCTAACCCAAGTGGATATACAAGCTGTACTTGAACGATTACTTGAATATGTATGAACTGATGTAGTTGTGGTACAAATGGAGTAGTAGATTTAGGTACTATAACTCCTTGAATAACAAAGATATTTACTCTTGCTGATACTTCAGACTTAACGACAGCTCAAGCTGCTTATGACCGATATAGTAACTGAGGAAACCCTCTAATAGATATCCATACAGGAACAGCACCTTATGTGTGATATGTTTTAGGAACTGTAACTTCCACTCAAGCTATGTTTTTTAAAGCGGGTGCTGCTGGTGTTGTAAGTAGTGGAACTTGGGGTTATTATCAGTCGATATATTTAACTTTATCAAATGGAGTGGTAACTGCTATAACTCAAAATACAAATCAAATAAATATTGCTTCTGCAGCTCCTACTTGAGTATCTAATAATAGAATAACCTTTGTAATATAAATCAGACTTTTATAATACTTATATACCTATGCCTTGAATATATATCTGAACATCTCCACTAAAATGTGCTTATGTATGAACTACACCTGTAAAGTGTATATATGTTTGAACTACTAAGGTACGACCAGCTATAAGCGAGGCATATATTGAATTCTTGCTAGTCTGATGATGAGGTGCTTGATGAATGTGAAGAACTAGATGATGAGGTTGATGATGAGGTTGATGAGTTGTATATTGTAATTGCTATCTATTATGTGGCTCTGAATGTGTAACAATATGAGCAACAAAGACATCTTGTAGCGGTACTTGATGCGATAGTGCTGCTTGCTCTAAATGAAATTATAGTATGTTCTGAGCTATATGTGCTCAATGATGAGGTTGATGATGAGGTTGATATAGCTGTGCTTCTTGATGAGCTGGTGCTAGCTGATGATGATGAGCACCTAAATGCTATTGAGCTAAATATACTTGTAGTTCTCAGAACTGATGAAGCTGAGCGCAATGATGCAAATGATGATGATGAGCTAACACATATCTTAGTTGAGCTAAATGATGATGAGGTTGAGGTTGATTCTGTTGAGCTTGACAAAATGTATGTGATGCTTCAGGTGCAGGTTACTGATGATGTTGATGAAAATGATATTGTAGTGATATAAGTTGAGCATACAGATATTATTGATGATGAGGTTGAGGTTGATGATGTACTTGATGAGCTGCATCTTATTGATGATGAGCTTGATGATGACAATGCAAATGCTGATGTAATGCTGCTTGTTATTGATGATGATGAGGTTGATGAGGTTTCTATGCTAGTACAACAAATTGTTATAGATGATGAAACTGATGTCAATGAGTATTTATAGCAAGATATCCAACAGCTTGTAACTATAATATAACTTGATGAACAAAATATACTTGTTGAACATATACAATTCACTGCTTTACTTCAAATGGTACTTTAACTGTTAGTTAATATAAATATGAAAACCTTTCGAGAAAAAATGTCAGTAACCAAGCTAGTGTTCTTATTGCTAACGCTAGTTCTTGGTTTCCAGACTGTATATCTAACATTGAGCTGAATAGAAACATCTCTATTCAATAATGCAATGTTAATGGTTATATCTTTCTACTTTGGGCAGAAAGTATGAGAATCTAAAGCTGACCCGCTTGTTGACTGAGATGACGAAGAAGAACAAAAGCCATCTGCGGTTTGATTTAATTTAGAAGAAACGGAAGAAGATGAATAGCCTTTATGAATTTATTACAGACCCTTCTACATTAGTAGAGTTTATCGTATTTGTTTTCTGATTATGAGCTACGTGGAGTAACTTAAATGGTAGAATTAAGAATTTAGAAAAGAAAACAGAGGAGATAGATATTGCTAATATAGAAACTAAGCTGGCTGAGATTCAGACTGACCTTAAACGAATTAAAGAAGAATTGAATAAGTCAAGTCGTAAATAAAAATTCGACTTGATTTATTCTTAATTACTCTCACTATAAGATATAACCTTTTATATCTTTAGGAAATAAAAATGAAGGAAATTATACATAAAGTAAAAGATGAATATGTGATACTTAGATTTGATGAAAATGAAAACGATTGGTTAAGAAATAAAAAGTCTGAGTATTGGACTTGAGCTGAGTGGAAGCCTTGATTAGCAAATGCTAAAAGATTCTTCTTTGAGGACTCTGCCGCTCAAACCTTAGTCAAACTAAGGCTTTTATCTAAGAAAGATGTATGATAGATTATTTAGAATACTTAATTTACAAGATAAGTAAATTATGGACTAATAGGAAAATGAGGAAAATCATTTCAGCTTATAAAAATAGTCTAAATGAGAAAAAAAAGTCACGAAAGACCAAATAGAATAGTAGAGATAAATTGAAAACAGCGAAAGCTGAATAGAGTAATAGACAAATACTCTACCAATTTGCACCACATAATGTGACAATGCAATAAACACCTTTATAATGTCAATATAGACCAAAATAAGATAATAATGAGTGAAAGAGAACATATAGCGTTAAACAATTACTTTGGGAACAAACAGAACCCAAGAGAACAGTTAAAACAAGTGTATGAAACAGTTAAATGAGTGTTAAGTGCGTGAGTAAGGAGAGAGCTTTATGCGATACTGTATGAGGCCGATGATAGTATGTTTTATATTCCAGAACTACTAAAATGAAAGAAAAAGAAGAAACAAAAGACTGATACGAATACAAACACTTAAGAATATGTAGGCATAACCTACAAAGAGAAAGTTGTAGAAAATGTTTATTTGAAGTATTGTGCCACTTAGAAGAAACAAATTCTTTAGTTAATAAAATGAAATAATGAAAGAAGCTATTTACATTGAGTGAGATAGTTGCTCTAAATGCTATATGATGAAACCACACGTTCAGAAGTGGTGCGATGCTAACTGATATGAATTTCAAGCAGTTAGATTTGATGACGAAAGTATTAAACAATTTGATGTACAAGCAGTTCCTATGCTTGTTTTAAGAATTGATTGAAATGTTGATAAAATTCTTAATGATGACTGAATTGTTAATTTAATCTCTAACAAATAGCCTATGGAAGAAAAAGAAATCATTTGATGCCTCTGAATTGGAGAGGACGAAAAGGACTTTGTCCTATGTGAATGAGATATTGATATTCTACCTAAACTATATGAAAAAGACGAAATTAGATTTGAATACAACCAGTGAGATAACGACTGGAGTAGAGTGAGCTGTACAATATTTGCAGCAATAGGTATGCTATCTGACTTAATCAATTATGAATTTAGTCTTAAACAGATTAAAGAGGTTGATGAACTTAGTTACAATAACCCTAAGTACCCATCAATAAGGGTTAAGTGACAATGATGGTATGTTAAGTATGCTGTTGATTTAGTAGCCGATTGGTATAACAACTCTGAATTATCTAAAAAATATGGTAAAGTTGCCTATTATCGTATCAACAAATATAGTGACGATGTATTAGAAGATACAATAAATAAACTATATACTATCAACTGAAACCATTGACTTAATGCTGATTATACTAAAGATAAGAAAGACTGAATGATAGACTGAACAGATTTCTGAACGCAAACTAACTGACACGCTGTTGATGTTATAAACTATCAAGGTCAAAGAAGTGTAAAAAACTCTTATAAATGAGTTAAAAATAATATCTACTGACTTAAACATAAACTTAGTGAGATTTCAAACTTTGGAAACTATTTCTATGTTTATACTTTAGTTAGTGAAGACAACTTTGAAGAAGTTAAAAGATTAAATGAAATTAAATCTGAGTGTAATTTGTTGATAGAACATCTATGAAAATTATATCATTTGGTTAATGATGTGAATTTCAGATGAATATTACACTATACAGCAGACAAATTGAGAGCAAAAATTGATACTTGTAACGAAATGTTGAAGAAATTACAATAATATTTGTCAAATTATTGTAATTTGAACAGAAATTACAGTAAGTTATTGGGAGGAAATGAAAATAAGACACGTAGAAACGTTGAGCTGAATAATTATCAATATGAAATAATAAACGTGTCTTAAAATATTCAAAAAAGTGGACTTTATTTCATAATAATATATAATATGGCTAATAAATCAGAGCTAGAGAAGTTAAAGGAGGAAAACAAAAAATTAAAGCAAGAATTAGAGATAGCTGAGCTACGTGCAGAGAATGCAAGATTAAGAAAAAAGATTAGTGATACGACGTATTGTCCTTATAGTACATATATTACTTGGACTGATTGTACAAGACTATCAGATTATGCAAACTCCTCAGATGTTATCTTGTGCTAATTTATATCTTAATTATATACCAATGCCTTGTGGATGAAGATGAGGAAAGAAAAAATAATTTTTCTTCCAAAAACTTAAAAAGAGGAAATCAAATTCCTCTTTTTTTCGTTTGGTTGTGACGCTTGACATTATAATCATTCTATAATAGTTTTCAAATGATTATTGCTATCAATACAGCCCAAAATACAGTCCAGAACATTTTCTATTTCATAATAAGTAAATCGGCATCTCACGCCATAGTTGTAGGTAATTGTCCATTCCATTTCTCTATCCATTTTAATTTAACATACTCAGCACCTCATTGAGTTTGAATAGCTTTAGCTTGAATCTCGATAGCTTTAGCTTGAGCTTCAGCTGCTACTATCTTTTGGTCGCTTTCATATTTAACTTTCTCTAGTTTATTCTTCTCTGCAAGAGCTTCTTGTTCAGCTGTAACTTTAGCTTCAATAGCATCATTAAATGATTTGCTGAAGTCAAAGTTTACAATATTGAATAATTGAATTTCTACTCAATATGCTTGTAATCTCTTATTAAGGTTTTCCTCAATATCTTTAGATACTGCTGAACGCTCTGTAATAAGTTGTTCTGCTGAGTATTTAGCAACTACTGCTTTAAACACTTCTTGAACTGCTGGAGTAATAATCTTTTCAGCAACCTTTTCTTCCTTTCATACGTTCTTATAAAGTTTAACAACTTCGCTTTCCTTGTATTTATAGTTTACTACAATAGACGCTGCTACATTCTGAAGGTCTTTCGAACTTGCATCTGCTTTGGCATCTAATTTCTGAGTTTGGATGTTATACTTTACTGATTTAGTAATGAATGGAGTTTTTAGATGTAATCAATCTGAATAAACAGTTTGATTTATCTTTCATAGAGTAACTGTAAATCATTCATATCAAGGCTCTACTATAAACCAAGAGTTAAAGAACATAGCCAATAGTATTAAAGCTCATATTCATATCAAAGACCATTTAATTACTAATTTTCTAAAAGCTCTTTCTTCTTCCTCTCTTTTCTTTTCTTCTTCAGCTTGTTTCTTTAGTCTAGCCTTTCTTTCTTCTGGGCTTTCTGAGTATGATGGTGTAGCACCAAAATTACAATACATAGTGTTTAACATCTTATTATTATTTATAAAGTAAATCTACATTAGCAATAACTTTATCTAAGAATTTCTTAGTGAATTTATTAGTTCACTGATTAGAAATATCGAAGTTAAAATCATTCATACTCAAACGTAATGGTGTATGTACGTTTGGAAATTCTCTCATATTGATATTAGAATCATATCAATATCTCTCTGCATCTGTACCAGCCCATATAACTAAAGCTTTCTTTCCAAAAGCCTTTGAGCAGTGATGTAATGAACTATCACATCATACAACTGGGTATCTAGCACATAGTGATAATACTAATCTTAAATCTGGGGTATCGCACATTTGGCAATTCCTTAATACTGGTTGAGCATTAGGTTTGATAACTTCATACAGTGTATAACCTTTATTTGTTAGCTCATCTGCTATATATTGTGCTGCTTCTACTGGTATTGAACGATAACTTTTATCTGCTCAATTCATTCCCATAGTGCTTCCAAAAGGTTGATACAATATAGGTTTATCTCAAGCTAAAACATTAGTTATCTTTTCGTGTTCTGCTAAGAATAAGCAAGGCTGTGGAATAGTATCTCCCTCTATATGTAATTGCTTCTTAGCAATGTATAACCAGTTCTTAGCATCATTAAAGAACTCTGGGTCAGTATATGGCTCAAGTTCTATATAGTCATTTCATTTGATAACATCCTCAAACAAACGCCTATCATCTAAACCGTGAACTGATTTAATATATGGGTTTCCCCAAAATACTAATGGTCGAGAGGTTATAACCTTTACTGGTCTTTTCTTGGCTACTTCTGTTATAGCTCAAGTCATAGCAACCACTCTACCTAGACCTCCGTCTATACGTACAACGAGTGTTTTTTGTTCTTGTTCTGCCATTTGTGAATAATAAATATAAAAGTCTGATTATTTCAAATAACTAATTAAAAGTTCAATAGGCTGTTCGCTAATAGCCAAGCACATTAGTAAATTTTCTTCATAAGAATGAGTATTTAATTCTCATTGTATAATTGGTATCTTATGTATGTCTATCTTATCTTGTTCTACTAGCCGTTGAATGAAACCAAATCTCTTGCTACATATCCACTCATTCTCTACTCGTACTTCGTTTATACCATCATCTATTAAAGCACCGACTTTTTCTAGTTTATGTTTATCTTCTAGTGGTAGTTCAGTTCTAAGATAGAATTTCTCATATTCTTCATCATAAAAATAACCTATTAAATCTGAGTTGAAATGATGGTACTCATTAAGCAATTCCAATAGCTTTCAGATTTCTTTTTCTGGCATCGGTATAAAATTAAATAAATAAATCTGATTAGTATTCGTTTTCAAATACTTTCTGCACATAACAGTGTCAATTCAGTATCAATTTTTTATTTATTGATACTGTTATACATCTTTAAATCTTACAGTTCATTCTATGAGATTTATGTATTTCTTTAGCTTTTTATTTTCTTCTTCTAAATAATATAATTTTTCTCTATATAACTTTTCAAACATCTCTTTAGCTTTCTGTAAATCTTCAGCTTCCCTTGCTGTTTTAGGTTCTGCTCTTTCTATTTGAGCTTTGAAGTAGAACATACTTTCTTCTCGCTTTGTCTTAAACTCTTTCAGCTTTTTATTTTCTTCTTCTAACCTCTTATTATCTTCTTCCAAATCTGCACATTCTTGCTCTAACATATTTATTTCATCTAGTTCATAATCTCCTGTATGTTTCATTCTCTCCATAAAATAATATAAAAGTCTGATTAGTCTTTGAATAAATGAGGAAACCATTGCTTCATAATCATATCATCATACATTATTATAAGTCTGATTTCTCTCTCTATTCTATCATCTGTTTCCCACATCTACCTTAATATTACTAAGTAAAAACTCCTCTAACTTATCTTCATCACATAAGGCACTTTCTATTAGTCGGTATTGATAATCGCAATAATCATATTCTTCACTATGTATCAATGCTATATTTTGCCAATAGTATCATTCTTTCATTTTTATCATTCCATTCTCACATACAAATTGCCATAGTCAGCTTGATTTTGATACAAGCTCAGTCATATTACATCATCGTTGTTTATATCAATTTAGTTCACCATCAAATAAGACATACCCATCTCCAAACTCATCTATTCAGGTTTTTATAACTTTATTGACTTTCTCTCATCGTGGAAACCACCCTTTCTCTATCAAGCTATTCAATAGCTGTTCTAATTTGTTTCCCATAACCTAATTATTTAATAGATAAAAAGTCTGATTTACATTTTTGTATATCTTTAAGTGTAAGGTAGTACGGTAATTCTTCGTTTCATTTCCAAACCATATATCCATTATTAAATCTCCATAATGATTTATAGCATTTCTTTCTCTGGTTGATTAACTTTATTCTGCTTTTCAGCCTCTCACACCTTATCCTAATATCAAAATATCTCATATTTATATACTAAGGTTATCTAAAAAGTTTTCTATTTCTTCAATTAAACTATTTATCTTTCCCCTCCTTTTCTTTAGAATGAATGATAACATCGCTAAATCTTTTGGTTTACACTCTCTCCTCTTGCTTCTTCCGTCGTGTCCTTTCATAAAAATATTACAAAATTGTTGATAGCCCATATCCTCGCCTAGTTTCTT